TGCTTTGCGCCTGTACAAGCCTTTTCCACTCATCAGTACTAAGATTCCCAGTCTTCAGATGATAACCTGGAACCATCCCCTCAGATGCCACTATGCGCTCAATCAATTCTTCTGCTCCCATTTCGAGCGAAAAGATAACAGCAGGTTTATGTTCCTTTACAGCCACATGCTTTGCAATGTTCAAAGCTAGCGCCGTCTTACCCATAGCAGGACGAGCAGCAAGAATGATAAGATTCCCTTCATGAAGGCCTGTTGTTATCTTATCTAATCCGATAAAGCCAGTAGAGAGACCAGTCACGAATCCATCTGTCTGCGAGCGAGTCTCGACTATCTGCATATGTGTATCTAGGATATCAGCCACATTACGAAATCTAGTACCCGTATTCTGATTGCTGATGTCAAGCATAGACTTTTCAGTCTTTGAGATGATGTCACTGATTGATATATCTCCTTGATATGCGCTAGAAAGAGACTCTGACAAGTCAGCGATTACCTTTCGGAGCGTAGCCTTTTCTTTTACGAGCTTAGCGTAGTGCTCCACGTTTTTGGAAGTTGGTGTGGAGTTCACTAACTCGACAATGTAGTTCATGCCCCCTATTTTTGAAATATCTCCCTGATTAGTTAGAGCAGACACCATAGTCGTAGCATCGATTGGCTCACCTTTTTCAAGCAATGACAACATGGTCTTAAATACAATCTTGTTGGCTGGTTTATAAAAATCATCAGGGACCAATTCATCGGCCAGCGAAATGATTGTGTCAGGTGCGATAAATACCGAACCCAAAACAGATTGCTCAGCAGCTAGATCATGAGGTAGTATTCTAAATTCTTCACTCATGCACTATCCTCCCAATACTTTTCCAAATCTACTTTCATCACTGCAGCAAGGTTCTTCTGCTCGGTTAGTATTTGTCTACGGTATGGAGCAAGCCCAGCTTGTCGCTCCTCCTCACTTCGTGGCAAGTAATATCCATTTGGTTTCATCTTTTTAGCTACAATAGGATGGCCAAAATTGACACGCAAACTTTCGATAGTCTCCTCCAGCTTACGCTTCGACAGTCCGGTTTCTAAACGAATTTCACTGGCTTGGATTGGCAAGTCAAAGGTAGCACAATTAATAATCATGTTTAACACACGTATTTCCATCTCGCTCATGTCACGACTAACAGTCATGTCTTTGCCCTCCATTTTCTAGGATTCTGGCGAAAATCCATCGTCATTTCTTTGTAGAGCAATCGTCCATTTTCTTCTAATAGATTCGCATTTTGTTTACTTAGAAGATCATTATTTCTTGCTTCTTTCTGGTAGTCATGAGCTAGCTTGTCATAATCTTCGATACATACTCTAAAATATTGAGGCACATCCTCAATCGTTGAAGGAAGCCCGACAGGTGGTTGTGTGTCATAAGTTGACTTTCTGTCACACTTTTTCAAGTTTCTTCGTGCAACTTCTCTGAAATCTTCTGCTTCTTCAATGAGTATCACTGTTTTTTCTTCTGTATTTTCTTCATTTTTAGCAGTCAGTAGCATCAGGATGAAGATGCCAATAAAGATGGCCATTAAACCTAGTAACTGACTTGTAATTGTTGGTTCAGTCATTTTTCTTCCTTCTATTTTTAAATTACTAAGTGCGACTGCACAAAGTTATCCAATTCATTTCTATCAATTCTTTTGGTTCCGTCAATCTTGTATAGATTCAAACCCATTCTTAACCATTTTCTGATAGTGTTAGCACTACAGTCGGCATAATTAGCCGCGCTTTCGATAGAGAGCCATCGTTTTTCTGTTGTCTCATGCTCTAACAATTCTTCGAATGATTCTTTGAATTGATTTCTTACAACTGTTCGGATACCATTTTCAAATTCTTCGCTAAGTATATTCACAACAGCCTCCTAATGTGTTATAATTCAGTTAGTTATATTAGTAAGCGCCTGACATTGTTAGGTGCTTTTTTTATTTTCTAAAATCTTATTTTCAAATCCAAGCCGTTCATCATATAGTTTAAGAAATAAGCTTTTAAACTCGTTATAGATTGCAAGGGAATACTCAAATTCATCATCATCTAAATCTTTGATTATGCTTGCACCCATTACTGCCAAACTTATGCGTCTAAGATGGTCTGATATATGTTGAGGATAAATCTTATGATGCGCATAGTTATCATATCCAAAAGGATATCTTTTCCTAGAGTAAATATCGTCTGGATCAAACCTACCCAGTCTAAGTTCGTCTCTTGATGGTTCATCTGTTATTTGAGATGCAAAACGTCTACTTAATCTTTCAGAAATTAGTGGATATTTTGTGTTTATTTGTCTCAAATCTTCCGAAGACATATGGACATCTCTAAAATCTTTCTTTTTTCTCGGCAAGCTATTTCTTGCAATAGCTTCAGCAATCATCAATTCAAGATCTTGCTTAGATATAGTTATAACTTCTTCCATTTTCTATCACTCCCTACGCTTGACTAAGAGCGTTAAGTTCCATAATCTTCATTTTTGTATTAGTGCTTGGCTCCCATGTCATCCAGTAAGCCAAGGCAGCTTCTGCAAACTTCTTCGGTAGCAAGTCATAGCGACTGATATTAAAATGATCCTTGAAATCAATCTCAGCTTGTCTAAAGAGCGACTGAGCATAGCTTGGATGAATCGGTTGTTCACTCTTGAGGTAGTCGATGTCTTCTAGCATGGTCGCCTGTTGCTCACGCAATTTCTTCTGACCAGTAAAGAGAGCTATAAAGGCATCCTCGTCCAAATCCTCACGGATGAATCCTCCCTGCTTGCGAATAGCTGGCAAGACCTCTGATGTTACCCAGCGCTTGAACTCTTTTGCTTGAGGTAATTTGCTGGATAAGATAAGAGAGTAGAGACCAGATTCGTTGATGACTGTCTGATTTCTCATCTGACCTGCCGTCGCGATTTGCGACGTTAGCTTGTCATCTTCATCAACGTGTCGGTTAATATCTCGACTACCGTTTTGGTACCCCAGAATATCCGCAACATCCTTAGCAACGAACCAAGGTTCGTTATCAAACATCACTGTACGGACTTCCTGTCCGTGAAAATTAAAAATTTCGTTCATAGTATTCCTTTCAAATGTGGTATAATCAAAATAAAACGAGGTAATTCTGATGAAATTAAATCCTGATTGTATTCGTGATATCCTTTTTGTTATTGAAGAGTATTCAACATACTCCAATGATGTCTCGGAGGATAAACTATATGAAAAACTTGTTCCAAAATATTCACACGAAGAGCTACTTTATCATGTCAGACAATGCGAACATAGTGGCTTATTTCTCGATGTACAACATCATTTTGATGGTTTCTCAATTCAAGATTTATCTCCTTATGGTCATCAGTTCATCAATGATATTCGCCAAGATAATAATTGGAATCGAACAAAAGATATAGCAAAGAATGTTGGTTCTTTTTCACTGGATGTCCTTAAAGATATTTCATCACAAGTTATTACCAACCTCATTTCAAATCAGCTTGGCAATAAATTTTAAGTAGACAGTAGCATGGTTGCATTCAGCTGTGCTTTTTGTTTTGATTGCTTGCACACCTTTTAATTTCCGTAGCAATATCCCAGGCATCTTTGTCAATCCGTGTTACTTTTTGCGCTGCGTTGTTCATATCCTACTCTCATAACTCAACCCAAGTTTCGTCAATTCCTAAAACGTCGCAAACTCGGTTTTTTAGTTTAATGCTACCTTTACCATATTTCAATAAATCTGAAATGGTAGGTTTCTTCACTCCACACGCTCGGGCGAGATGTGTTCGTGTCATTCCTTCGGTATTCAATTTATCTTTAACAAGTTGAATCCATTTTTGATGTTGTTGGCTCATTTCTGACCTCCTTTTTAAAAAATTATCTAAAAAGTTAGCGAACTTCTTGACATTTTTAAATAAATGATTTAAAATCAAAACATAGAGAAAAGACCTACTAAAAGTAAGGTTATACCTAGAAAAACGGACGCCAATCAGTTTCATTAGGCTTTATTTTTTAGTTGTCTTGTTCGCTAACTCTTTAGCTTACGAATATAATTCTAAATTATTTATTTAATTTTGTCAACAGTTTTAATTAAATAATTTAATTATTTTTTCGTAATGCTTAGAAAGGTTGATAAAACAATGTTTCTGACATTTGAAAGAATAAAAGAACTTGCAAATAAACAAGGACTTTCAATAAATGCATTAGAAGAAAAGCTTGGATATAGTAGAAATACACTCTACTCCTTGAAAAAACAAAAAGCTAGTACGGAAAGAATGCAAGAAATCGCTGATTATTTAAATGTATCTTTAGATTATTTGCTTGGTCGCACGGATAATCCTGCCATCGCTGGTGATTCAAAAGAGTACACTTGGCAAGGGAAGGCACTAAATGTTGAAGAGATGGCATCTAATGTCATGATGTTCGGCGGTCGAGAATTAACAGACGAAAAGAAGAAAATCATCCAGTCTATCATTGAAGGTTATCTAAAAGAAGCTGGTGATTAGAGGTATTGCTTAGTGACTGAAAAAGAAATTATAAGTCATTTTCAGATTCGTATTATCGATTTTGATGGAGATTTGATGCCTGATGAACTTGGATTTTACG